CCGGCGACAAGGTTCAGACCATCATCCCGTTTCGTGGCAGCACGGACTGCAATTACACCAGCACCGATTTAGGCCAGGCCGACCCTGGGTGTGTGGGGTGCAAGCATAAGATTCAACACAAGGACTCAAATGACTGACCTATGCCATATAAGACCACATCATGAATTGATTGACAGACGGTGCATAGAGTGGGGTAAATGGGCCAGGGTTCATAACCGTCCATTCGGCGTTCAGCCCATGTGGCGGCATTACATGAGCACAGCCAGGCATTGGGACATTGACCCACATGTGCCCGTCGCCATCAACGCACTTGATGCACTGGAGATCGAACGTGCAGTAGCTCAACTTCCAGAAAAGTTTAGAACCGTCCTGCGCTGGCATTACGTATGGCCATCATTGCATCCAAACTCTGTAGCGCGGCAACTGGATATGTGTGTCGATGACCTGACGACGGCAAGAGATAGCGCTCTTGATTGCCTGATGACGTGCGTTCTGTAAAAAATTCTCTTGACTTTGAAAATTTATGGTATAAACACACTATTCGGTAACGATGGATTTTCGGTTTGCGCCGGAATAGTCGTCTCTAAATTCAAAGCCTCGCCGCAGCAATGTGTCGGGGCTTTTTGCATTGCACTTAACAAAATACAAAAATGGCAAGACCTCGGAGTACAACCGTCGATTGGGAGTTGGTTGAAAAGCACTTCCGGTCAGGCATCCTGTCAAACGTACAAATAGCCACAGACTGTGGCGTGTCAGAAGGGATGATTCGCAAGCGCGCCAAGAAGGACGGATGGACAAAAGACCTGTCCGCAAAGATCAAAGCACGCACTGAGGAAATGGTACGAGCTGAAGTGGTACGAGGGAATGGTACGAACCTAACACCAGCCACTGAAAAACAGACCATTGAGGTAAATGCGCAGGCTAACGCCATTGTTCTCATTAAGCAGAAGGGTCGAATCAGCAGGCACTTGAAGTTGTCGCAATCAATGATAGCAGAGCTTGAATCTCAAACCATTGACAAAGAGCTTTACGCGCAACTAGGAGAATTGATGTGCGCGCCAGACGACAAGGGTATGGACAAACTCAACGAGTTGTACAAAAAGGTGCTGACAACTGCATCGCGCATCGACTCGCACAAAAAGGCGGTTGAGACTGAAAAGACGCTGATTGCTTTGGAGCGTGAGGCTTTTAACATTGATGCCAAGGCTTCAGATAGCCCAATTGATGCAGCCCTGAAACGCATCGCAGAAGCTTCCAAACGAAATGGCTGACATTGATATGGTTGCGCTGCTAGAGGCAACGCGAAACCTTGAACTGTTTTGTGTAACGTGCCTGAAGGTCAAGGACAAGAAGGGCGACATCGTTCCGTTTGTCTGGAACCGGGCACAGCGACACATTCATGCGGCGCTGGAAAAGCAGCGCAAGAAAAATGGCTATGTTCGGGCGCTTTTGCTTAAAGGCCGTCAACAAGGTGGGTCAACCTATATCGGCGCAAGGTTCTATCACCGCACCAGCATGACACCGGGCCGGTCAGCTTTTATCGTGGCGCATGAGGATAAGGCGACAAACAACTTGTTCGAGATGGTCAAGCGGTATCACCAGCACAACCCGCTTGCGCCAAGCACGCGCAACAGCAATGCCAAAGAACTGGTGTTTGGCGGCATTGATGCTGGATACAAGTTAGCCACTGCAGGTAGCGATGATGTTGGTCGGTCAAACACTGCGCAATTGCTGCATGGGTGTTTGGGCGCTGGCGCATTGGTATTGATGGCCAATGGCGGAGTAAAGGCGATTGAGTCGCTTGAACCTGGTGACATGGTTCGCACGAAGTCCGGCGATGCAGCTCCTGTAAAGGGTGTTAGTTGGCATCCGGATGTGACGCGAAACATCACCATTGCCAAGTCAAACATTGAGCTTCGTGCGACTGACTCGCACAAGTTTTGGACGCGCAACGGAATGACGGAACTTGCTGACCTGAAGGTTGGTGATGAGCTTGGGTTCCCTGTGCGAGAGATCACCGGCGAGATGACTCATATACCGTTTGCTTCTGAAATGGCTGTTCGGGCGCATGGCGGCGGACGAACTGAAGTAGCTGGCCCGGAGTTTGTTGAGCTTGATTTCAATATGGGCCGCATGCTTGGATTGTATTTGGCAGAGGGTTATGTTGCGCTGCAATCAAAGGTACCACACTCTCCAGGAAGTGTAGTTTTCGCATGTCATGAGCGCGAGCTTGAAAGAAATACGGAGTGGATTCGCTGTGTTGGGTTGTACTCATCCATCAACACGCGAGAGAATAAAGGAAGTCTGACCAGAATGACGGTAACTTACGGCAAGCAGCATGCCTCGTTTATTGAGCGCATGTGCGGTCGCAAGCAAGACAAGCACCTGCCCGATCAGTGGTGGAAGATGCCTAGAGATTTTATTCTCGGCTTACTGTTGGGGTATCTAGCTGGCGATGGTCACTCAAGTCCAACGCGAGACAGGAGAATTCAAGCGCCTAGCATTGTCCCGGCTATTGCTTTTGGTATGCGCGATGTTGCAGCCTCTCTTGGGTTTGGATTTGGAGCAGTGTCATACCGTGCTAGAGCGGTCAGAAACGGAAGAAATGAAAAAGCACAGTACACATTCCGACTAACCGGCTCTGGAGTTGACCAGTTGGCCCCGATGTTGGATTGGGCAATTCCTGTCAGGAAACGTACTGGTAGAAAGTCGGATGTAGAAAATGGATTTGCTTGGTTGCCTATTGTTTCAATCGTAGGAGAAACAAAAGAGTTGGTTTACGACATCGAAGTTGACCACCCAGACCATGATTACTGTCTCGCGCAGTGCGCTACTTCAAATTCCGAATTCGCCTTCTGGCAAAACGCACCGCTGCACCTGGCAGGTATCGGCAACACGATTGCGCTGGCTGATGGTACAGAGATTGTTTTCGAGAGTACGGCAAACGGTGTCGGTAATCAGTTTCACCTGATGTGGCAATTGGCCGAGTCTGGCCAAGGTGATTACACGCCGATATTTGTGCCGTGGTTTTGGCAGGATGAGTACCAAAAGGAGCCGCCGCAGGATTGGGAGCTAAGTCCGGCTGATGTTGAGTATCAGCAGGCTTATGGCCTGACGATTGAGCAAATGGCCTTTCGTCACGCGAAGTTGATGGAATATGGCGCAGGAAACGAATGGCTATGGGACCAGGAATATCCAGCGACTCCAGCACTTGCATTCAGGTCAGCCACCAGTAACCCGCTGATCTCACCAAGCCTGATCATGGCCGCAGTCAATAACGTACTGTTTCGTGAGCGTCAAGGCCCATTACTTATCGGCTGTGACCCGGCAGGCGAAGGCGATGACAGGACAGCGATTGTGTTCAGGCAGGGCCGGACGGTGTTTCGGGTTGAGTACCACAGCAAGCTAGACACGATGCAAATCGCGGGAAAGCTGGCCGCTTATCACCGAGATATGCAGCCTGATGGTATTTTTGTTGACAAGTTGGGACTTGGGGCTGGTGTTTATGACCGGCTGGTTGAGTTGCAGATACCTGTTATCGGTGTCGGCGCAGGTTCACGCGCAACGGATTCAGAGCGCTACGAGAACAAACGGGCAGAAATGTGGTTTCTGATGGCCAAGTGGTTTGCAGATCAACCGGTTCGCATACCAAACGACAGCGCATTGATAGCTGATTTGAGTACGTTTCAGCCAGAGACATCCAGCAATGGGCGCAGGCAGTTGGAAAGCAAGCAAAAGCTACGCAAGCGCGGGATTAGAAGCCCCGATGGCGCGGATGCCTTGGCTTTGACATTCTCAGAGCCAGTTATGAGTAAGACAGCCGGGATTATTCCGCAACAACGCTACACCGCGCCAACCAGCGCAGGATATTAAGGATAAATCATGAGTGAATCAACATTTGATGCGTCAAACAATGGATACGACCCAAAAAATAACTGGTCGAACTTCTGGAAAAGCACCGATGACGATGGTAACGATATTGCTGAAACATCTGGATTGCCTCAACCGAATCATTATTTAGACTCTCCAGAGGAGGATGCAAGACTTGCGGATGATCTAAGTGAGCACACTAAGGCATGGCAGGAAAAAGAAAAAGCAAAGGCTGAAGGATTGAAAAGTGATCCGCACGAATTAAGCCAAAAACCTGAATCCGCTCCAGCGGTAGCTGTGGTCACCGTAAGGCAGGACAATCCGCTTTCTGACTCAACGGATAAGAAAGATAGCCCGTTGTCGTTCCGTGAGGCATTCAAGGCAGCGCGGGAAAAGGCCGAGGAGTCCGGCAATGGCGACGATGGTCGCTTCGATTGGACTGATAAAGATGGCAAGGTCACATCAATTGCAACCATCCTGAAGAAGCCCGCTGCACAGGGTGCGACTGCGGAAAAACCCGCTGCACCAGTGACGAAGGCCGTGCCTGTTGCCATTCCAGCGGCTGCGTCAAATCCTAATGCTCGACCACCGTATAAGAACACCACGCCTCAAGTCACTGCTGTTGGGACGTATGCAGGAAAACGCCCAAACGGGCAGGCCGGGGCACCAGGAACGACAAACTACACGCCTATGCCTGATGCGCCAAAGAATCTAGCATTTGACGAATTTACAAGCAAGCCTAAATCGGCACGCTAAACCATGCAGCAGTCCCCCGATAACGCCGAATACGATCTGGCGGCAGCCTCTGCATTTGCCAACGATAGCGAGCAGGAAGCCGTCATATCGTCGCTTGGCCCGATTTTGCTGGCCGAGTTCGCAGATGCCGAGCAGCAGCGCCAGGAAACTGAACTGCGCTGGCTGTCGAATCTGCGCCAGTATCGCGGGCAGTATGACCCAGAGGTTGAGGCCAGCATTGGTCCCAATCGCTCCAGGGCGTTTGTCAGAAAGACTCGCGTCAAGGTCAAGACAATCAACAGCCGGGTGGCTGATTTACTTTTCCCCGCTGGCAGCGAGAAAAACTGGACGATTGAACACACGCCTGTGCCGTCTTTGAGCGATGAGCAAAAGGATGTTGTCATCAAGTTGTTGACGCAAGCAAATCAAGGCCAGCCGCCGACCAAAGAACAATTTGACAAGGCAGCGGCTGACGTGGCAAAGCAGGCAGCAAAGAAGATGAGCAAGGTGATTGAAGATCAATTGGTTGAAGCCAGGTACAAAAAAGCTTCAGTGCAGGCGATTCATTCGGCGCACCTGTACGGCACGGGCATCATCAAGGGTCCGTTGGTTGAGAAGAAGGTTCGTACTCAGTTTGCGTATAAAGACGGGCAGTGGGAGCCTTTGAGCGAGACTTACATCACGCCTTTTGTGGATTATGTTCCGCTGTGGCGCTTTTACCCTGATATGTCCGCGACAACGATTGATGAGTGCCGCTATGTTTACGAGCGCCACCTGATGACTAAATCAGCCATGGCAAGTTTGTCGCAGCGCAAGACGTTTTCAACCCAAAAGATTCGTGATTACATCCTGTCAAACCCGGATGGCGAGACAAACAGTCTGTATCTGGACTCAGAACTGAAAAGTATTGGCGAACGCACGGCAAGCCAAGGGGTAAGGAATGGTCAGTATGAAGTGCTGGAGCGTTGGGGCTGGCTGGACGGGCAGCAGCTTGTTCAAGCGGGCGTTGATATTCCACCAGACCGTTTGCATGAATCATTTTTCAGCAATGTGTGGATGTTGCCGAATGGCGACGTGATCAAGGCCGTGTTGCAGCCGATCAATGGTGTTACATGGCCATACCACCTGTACTATTTCGACAAGGATGAAACAAACATCTTTGCCGAGGGGCTTGGAAGTGTCATGAAGGATGACCAAACCATGATTAACGCAGCTACTCGCATGGCACTGGATAATGCGGCTATCACATCAGGGGCAATGATCGAGGTCTCGCCGTCTCTGCTTTCCAATATGGAGAAGATGGACGAGATGCACCCATGGAAGATTTGGTTTCGCAATGGGACATTGCCGGGTAATCCGGCGATTCGCCCGATCACGCTGCCGTCGAACCTGAAAGAACTGTTTGACCTGGTGCAGTTGTTCGAGGGCAATTCGGACGAGGTGACAGCCATTCCGCGCTACATGACGGGCGAGAACTCGACTCAGGGTGCAGCGGGTACAGCATCAGGTATGTCAATGCTGATGGCGGCAGCAAACATCGTTATCAAGGATTTGATTACCAGTTGGGATGAGGGTGTAACCCGGCCATTCCTGCAAAGCCTGTACCGATGGAATATGCAGTTTCACCATGACAACACGATCAAGGGAGACTTCGACGTGAAAGCGCGTGGCACGGCTTCACTGGTGGCTAAAGAGATTCGATCACAGCAACTGAACAACTTTGCCCAGATGACTGCCAATGAACTCGATGCGCCGTATGTCAAGCGCGACAAGCTGTTGCAGCAACGTGCCGAGGCAAACGAGTTGTCTGACTGCGTGAAGACTGAAGAAGAGGTGCAAGCCGAACAAAGCAGTCCGCAAGCACAGCAAGCGCAACAGGCGCAACAGATGATGCAGCAGGCGCAAATGGCCCAGGCCAAGGCGCAGGTTGAAAAGCTCATTGCCGACGCACAGCGCATGATGGCGCAGGTCGAGCAGATCAAGGCGCAGACCGAAAAGTTGGCTGCCGAAACTGTTGCCGTTAAGGTGGGCGCTGAATATGCAGCGATGCAAGCCGGTGGTGTTGCCACCGAAAGGCCGGAAATTGCACCAGCAGGCGATGTGATTCTGAAGCAAGCTGGTTGGGTAAGTCAGCAAAAACGTGATGCCATGCTGCAAGCACAACAGACAGCCGCCATGCAACAGCAAGCAGCGCAGCAAATGGCACAGCAACAGCAGCCACAAGGACAACAAGGTCCACAAGGCCAGCCTGTGCCACCTATCCAGCAGCCGCAAACAGGTATGCAGGGCGAACAGTCCGGTATTGAAACCGCGAGGATTGAGTGATGGACGCTCAAACTCTATTGCAAGCCAAGTTGCAGACTGAGTGCGCTATTTTGCGCAGTTATTCGCAGTCTGAGTGTTCTAAGACGATGCTGAAGATTCTCGATATGCTGATTGAGAGCTACAAGCTGGATTTGATTCACGTCAAGCCTGACGGGTTGGTGGCAGTTCAATCTGCAATTCAGCAAACCATCGCCATTCGCAATGTGGTGGCAGACGAATCCAAGGATTCACCAAAGATTTGAGTTTCTCTAACCCCTGACAAAACGAAACCGCTTCACTGCGGTTTTTTTACGTCTTGACAGTTGGCCGACATCGGCCTTATCCGCCGTTGAAAGGAAAAATCATGGCACGCACACCAGAGCAAGAGATGCAAGACAGCAAGGATTTTGAAGCTGCTTATGCAGAGCAAGACCCGGAAAAAACACCGCCAGAAGAGGATGATGGCTTCGGCCTTGACCCGCAAGCGGTGACGCTTGAGGATGATGGTATCCCCAACAGCCCAGAAGAGGCCATCGAAGCTGAGCCAGTGCAGGAAGCCGCGCCTGAAATGCCGGCAGAACCAGTCCAGCCCCCAGGCTTGAGCAAGGAAGAGCAGCGGTTGAAGTCATGGGAGGGTCGTCTTCGGGCGCGTGATGCCATGGGTAAATCTGTCGAGTCCGAATCAGCCGAACCTGCATCAGAGGAAAACGGCGAAACCGCTGCGCAAGAGGCCAGTGAGCCGAGTATGAGTGCTGATGAGGCGATGGAAAAGCTCAATAGTGATTTTGGTCCTGAATTTACCGCCATGATCAACGCGCTCATTGATGCCAAGGTGTCGCAGTCCACCAAGGGTACGAACGATACGGTGCAAGAGATCATTGCCGACATCGTGAACAGCAAGTCGCGTGCCCATTTTGAGGCCATTGCGGACGCTCACCCTGATTTTGTTGATGTCGAGAAAAGTCAGGAGTTTCGATCTTTTGTGCTTGGTATGCCTGAGCCTCAAAAGACTGAGGCCATTCGCGTTATCAAGACTGGTTCTGCCAAAGAGATCAATGCACTTCTGTCCGCATTCAAGAGCAGCGCCAATCCAGCCGCAGTTAACGCCAATGTGGATGCCGCTGAAGGTGTCCGCTCAAGCGGTATGCGCCTGCCAGTTCAGCCGCCTGGTAATAACGATTACGAGGCAGCTTGGAAGGAATTCGACTAACCCAATTCGCCGGGTAACTGTATCAAAACAGTGCCCGGCATTCGCTTGTCCAGTGGCGGTTATCGCTGGCAATTTTCGGAGCAATAGGGCGATCACCTAGACGCGCAAGCGCAGTACCGAGAGATACCCCGTAGCGGGCCTCAATAGCGTACCCAGCAGTTTGCATACGGCAATACGGTAGTAGTTCAACGCTTCTTTTTGACGTGCGCCTTTGAGGCGCTTTTCTTTAAGGAAAATTGAAATGACACAAACTGCATACGGCGATATTTCGCCCGCAACGGCAGCCCGTACAGCAAAAAAACTGCTGAAGCGCGGCCAACCTTACCTGGTGCTGGAGAAATTCGGCCAGGCTCAATCCGTGCCTGCGTTCAACACAAAGGTGCTGAATTTCCGGCGCTACACGGCATTGCCAACTACGCCTTCTACGTTGACCGAAGGTGTTACGCCTGCTGGCCAACAACTGGCGGCATCGACCATCACGGCCACCCTGTCCCAAATGGGCGACAAAACCACGATCACCGACGTGATTATGGACACCCATGAGGATGCAGTGCTGACTGAGGCCATCAATTTGATTGGCGAGCAGTCAGCGCAGATGGTTGAAAAAATGCGCTTTGGCGTGTTGAAGGCAGGTAGCAATTTTGCTTATGCAAATCAGGTGGCAGGACGCACCAGTGTGGTTACGGCTTTGGCACTGGCTGATCAGCAGCGCGCCATTCGCACGCTCAAGCGCCAAAACGCTCGCCCAATCACCGAGATTTTGCTGAGTTCGACGCGCCTTGATACGCAAAACGTGGCCCCCGGCTATATCGGGTTGATTCACCCCGACTTGGAAAACGACGTGCGCAACATGACCGGCTTTACCCCTGCTGAAAAGTACGGCTCAATCACCCCGTGGGAGAACGAGCTGGGCAAGGTCAACGACGTTCGCTACCTGTCAAGCACGATCTTTGAGCCCTGGATTAACGCCGGTGGCGCAAAGGGTACGCTGATGTCAACGGGTGGCACAAGCGCTGACGTTTACCCGGTGCTGTACCTGGCGCGTGATGCTTTTGGCATTGTGGCGCTGAAGGGCCAGTATGCGGTAATGCCAATGGTTGTCAATCCCAAGCCATCGGACAGTGACCCGCTGGCACAGCGTGGTCACGTTTCTTGGAAGACTATGCAAACTTGTGTGATTAACCAAAGCTATATGCAATAAAAGGTCACCTTTTACCGTAAGGTAATCGACAAAATTCTGTGAATTGCTGGAACCCCCTGAAGCTCTAAACACTACAACGTAGCTGGAAACGGCAGGCGTGAATGTTTGAAAAGGTTAGAGATTGGGCAATCAGCAGCTAAGGGCCGTACAGGTCAAAGTTCAACGACTAGCCGCAAGGCGTAGAGGTTAGAAACCTCGAAGTGCAGAACCCCTATTAAATAGGGTGAAGATATAGTCTGGCCTGCTTGGAAACATGCAGAGAATCATCGGAATCGGATGGTTCGCAACACAATCGCTTGCAAGATTTGTTTATGATTCGAGTGGAAGTTGGAGCTACAGCTTAGTAACATGACGCAGGTATGAATCATTTTCCATGATACAATTAAGTATCAAAGGAGAGTGATTTATGCCAGTCAAGAAATGTGAAATATGCGGTTCTGAATTCAAGGCTCGGCTATCCAAGATAAGGTGTTGCTGCACAACATGCCGCAACACCTTGATCTCAAGAGAAAAGTCATTACGGTACAAAAAAACCAACAATTGCGTGGTTTGCGGGAAAGAATTTGAAGTCGGGGCTGTCGATGCAAAAAAGAAAACATGCTCAACTGAATGCGGTTACAAGTTAAGAGGATCATTGACCAGTAAGAGCCAATTGAGAACTTGTCTAACTTGTGGAAAAGAGTTCCAAATTCAACTTTCAAAGCTGAAGCAAGATGGAGCCGGTAGGTACTGCTCTGATGAGTGTCTGTATCATAGGAATGATAATGAAACAGAACGTAAATGCATTTGCTGCGGCAATGTATTTAGATCGCCACCAAGTTTGATGCATGTTAAAACGTGCTCAACAAAATGTGGATACGAGTGGTTTTCTGGCTCAAGGCACGGAAGGTACATTGGAGCAACAAAGAAAGTTGTGCATGATGACGGGCATGTTACAACTGTTGCAAACAGATGGTATGCAGCAAAGCACAACAAAATTCGGTTTGAATTGTTAAAACGAGCAACTCCAAGTTGGGCATCGGAAAACAAAATCATCGAGTTTTATGAACTAGCTGATTCTCTTGAGAAAACAACAGGAATGAAATACCATGTAGATCACATCGTCCCATTGAACGGTAAGACGGTATCTGGTCTTCATAATGAATTCAACTTACAGGTTTTGCCTTGGCTTGAGAACTTGAGCAAGGGAAACAGATATTGGCCTGATAAGCCTACATAAAATATCCATTTAGGATATTCGTAACCGCCGCGTAGCAATACCCGGCGGTTTTTTTACGCCCCTTCATTGGGGCTTTTCTATTTTCAGGACAAAAAATGTCAAAAGATTCAAATATCACCACACTGGATGATGAAGTTCCGGTGGCAGAAGTCGTCAAAACACCAAAATCAAAGGCCAAGGCTGATGTTGCAGCGGATGGCGAGTTTTACAACATCACTTTTTACCCGACGGGCGATGAAAGCGGCAGCCAACTTGTTGACGTTTCAGTCAATGGTTATCTGATTCGCTTTGAACGCGGTGTGCCGCACAAGGTGAGCAAGTCGTTCAAAGAGGGGATTGAGCAAATGGTGGTTACCACGTTTCACACGGTCAACGGTGAACATGTGGAGAAGAACACACCACGGTTCCCGTTCAGTGCCGTACCGGCGTAACCCATGAAGATTGTCGATCTAATACCAATGGTTGCTGTGGAGGCGCTGGGTTGCCCAGAACCGACGATTAGCGCGGCCATTTTGATGGCATCCATCAATCTGTGCAAGGAGTCTTTGGCATGGACTGAAACATCAGACCCTATTCCCATGCAGGTTGGCAACCGTGATTATGAGATTGATGTGCCTATGGGTGCGGTAATGGAAACCGTGCTAAGTGCGTATTGCAATGGACAGCCGCTTTTGCCGTTTAACCGGCCATTTTCACCAGATGCATCAATAGGTGCGCCATACCACTACAACATGACGACTGACCGGCTGGCTGTCAGCGTTTATCCAGCGCCTGCGTCTGTTGGTTCTGTGTTGATTGTCAGGGCTGCGTTCACGCCGTCTTTGAAGGCTACGACATTGCCTGATTTTCTGGATGTTGACGTTGTCACCAGTGGGGCCAAGGCAAGGGTTATGGCAATACCCGGAGTTACTTGGTCAAACCCGCAGTTGGCTGCTTATTACAAGTCTGTTTTCGACGCAGGCATTACCCAATACCGAATCGAAGAACACCACGGTCGTGTACCAGGTTCTATTCGCGTAGCTCCGCGCTTGTTCATTTAGATAACCGTTTACTTAAGGAAATTACCATGGCAACACTTACAGCCGCAGCGATCATCAAACGCTGCATAGATACTTTACAAGACCCGACCTCGGTACGCTGGCCGATTATCGAGTTGATTCGGTATTTGAACGACGGACAGCGTGAGGTGGCAATGCACCGACCGGACGCGATGGTTAAAACAGCCACTGTGACGTTGGCATCCGATACAAGGCAGAAATTGGTGGCTGGAGCCGCAGGAAGCCCAGGCGCTGTCGGCACAGGAATTGAACCTGCAAAGCTGATCGACATTACCAGAAACCTAACTGGCCCTGCGCGTCAAGCCGTGCGGCTGATTAACAGAGAGGTGTTGGATGCCCAACTGCCTACCTGGCACGATAGTGCGGCGAGCAAGATTATTAAACATTTTATGTTTGATGCGCGTGACCCACTGGCGTTTTTTGTGTATCCAAAGGCTGACTCTGCAACGTCTGTCGAAGTGGTATTTGGTGCGTACCCGAAAAGCATCCACGAAGCTGATTTCGCGGATTGGGCCGCGCTTTCATTAAGTCCAACATCAGGTATTGCTGTTGTTGATATACCAGATATTTTCAGTAATGCTGTGATTGACTACATCCTGTACCGGTCGTATTCAAAAGATTCCGAGTACGCAGGAAACTCGCAACGGGCACAGAACCATTACACATCGTTTGCGAACGCGTTAGGCGTTGAGCTGAATGGAACTATTGGTGTTGCGCCAATGACCTCAGACAACCCGAACTATTCAGGCCGCCGCACCAATTCCGCATCAACTACAAACTAACCTTACGAAGGATTAAATCATGTCTAAATTCTCGAACTACAGCGAAGCAAATATCATCGAGTCAACCCTTCGAGGGGCTGCATTTCCGGTCCCGTCGAGTATCCATCTGGCGCTGTTTATAGCCGACCCGACTGATGCCAACGTAACGGCTAACGAGTGCAATACAACGGCCTGGCCGGCGTATGCACGACAAGACGCTGCTGCTGGTGCTGCCATTGCAACAGGGTGGACGGCCCCATCAGACGGTGTGACCTCCAATTCCAAGGTCATTACCTACGCGCCTAATAACGGGGTGGCTTCTGTAACTGTGACACACGTTGGTATTTATGACGCATTGACCGGTGGTAATTTGCTGTACCACGCGCCGCTGACATCGAGCAAAACGCTGTTGACAGGCGACGTGCTGTCCTTCGGCATTGGGGCGATTGTCATCACGGTCGCCTAATAGCGAGTAGCTTGCTATGAATCGCTTCACGCTCAATGGGGCGGCGCTTAACGGCGCTGTCCTATCCCTGGTTCTGGCATCGGCCAGTTTTGGGTGCGAAGCGCAGGTTTCCCCATTGGTTCGCCTGGTACGAGGTGCTTCGGTCTCGGTATCCGGTTCTGCTGCCGCCACAGTGCAGGCAGTTTGTACTCGCCGAGTTGTTGCGCGTATCGACGGGGTAGGTGGTGTATATCCGAAGGCGGAGCTAAAAAACGCCATTGCTTCCAGGTTTACCTGCGGCGCGTCTGCGACAGCCTATGTGCTGCGTGATATTCAGTCCGGCGCAGTTATCTATGGAGATGCCAAGGTGTCGGCCACGGTGGCCGATCAGTTGGGCCAAGTGGCTATGTCAGGAGGCAGCGCATTAGGTGTGACAGCCACCCGTGTGCATAGGGTCAGATCCGACCTGGCAGGGGTATCGTATTGTGCGGTGCTGCCGTCCCCTACGGTTTACCGAATGGCCGCCACCACAGCAACGCTTGGTGCTGCTTATGTCCTGGTTGAGACAACCATCAACGGGGTGGCGGAGTGCTATGCCAATTTTCCTGCCTCATGCTCTGTTGTTCTTGACGGGGTGGCGACGCGCACGGCTTCGTGCGACATTCATGCGCTGGCAGATGCGGCGGTTAACGCCAATCTGGTTCAGCCTGGCCGGGTTGCGTTGACACCAACGGCTTCGGTTCCGACAGCCAATGCTTTTATTGTGCAAACGTCGGTTGTCCAGATGCCGGCGACGGCGCAGTGTCATGCGCAGGCCGTCCGGGTACATCCGGTAGCGACCAATGTTCCATGTCTAAGCGCGATGGCACTTACGCCCGTTCAGCAGCATTCCATCGGGTTGGTTCTTACCGCCAGTGCTGATGTCTTTGGGGCGGGTCGAGTTGCGCGTTATGTGTCGGCCCACGCGCTGTGTTTCGCGACGGTGGATGCTGGTTCTGTGCGAAGTGTGCGCCCGGCGGTCAGCGTTGCGGTGGGGTCGGTAATCTCCGCTGAGGCTGTCAGATCGGCGTTGTTTGGCGTTGATTTTTTGTGTTCGGTCGGGGTACATGCCGACGCATCAAGGACTGTCAATCCATCGGCTAGCGTTGCCGCGCAGTCCGCAGTGACAGCAGATGTTGTGCTATCAAAAATGGCCGGGGCGAGTGCCGGCGGGTCAGCTAGTACAAATGCTACCGCCGGGCGCTCCGCGCTTGCTGGGCTTTTGGTAGAAGGGGGTTCAGGTGTGTCGGCAGAGGCTGTTAGGACTGCTTCGGCACAGGCTGCTGTTGTTTCCACGGTATCGGTGTCAGCAGATTCGGTTCGTGGGCTATGGTCAGACGCGTCCGTTGAGTGCGCCGCGTATGTCGCCCCGTTTGCGGTTCGTAGAGTGTTAGCTGATTTCAGCGTTACAACTGAGGCTGATGTGACGGCAGATGTTAGGTGCTGGAAGGTTCCTACTACGGTGTGTACTGCCAGCGCTGATTTGCAAGCGACGGCTGTCAGGTTGGTTGCGCCGACTGCCCTATTCAGTACAACAGCTACTGTGGAGCTAGAACCGTTGCGTTTTGCCGTGTGTTCCGCAGATATCAGAGCTGTTGCCGACTTTGAATTTAACGCGGTGCGGATAGTTCCGGCCTTGGCGGGTGTTTCTGGTGAACTAACACTGACGGCGGATGCAAGCAGAACGACACCGCCTAATTTTGCCGTTTTAAGTGCAGGTGCGACCGTTATTTCAGATGCGGTTCGTGTGCTGCTACCCACTGCGTTCTCTGGCGCTACTGCTGATGTTGTCATTGATCCAGATGGCGTGGTGTTTTTACCCATGCCCGCGTGGTCAAGTTATTCCAATTTCAATGCGGGTGCGACCGTTGCTTCAGATGCGGTTCGTGTGCTGCCTGTGGAGTCGGTTGTCCAAACAACAGCTCATGCTGGCGCTACTGCTGACAGATCGGTTTTCCCGTCTTGCGAAGTAGCGACGTTGTCGGTAGTGACCGCCAGCGCTAGTAACACAAAACCGAGTTTTGTCAGTTTGAGCGCTGGCGCTTCGGTGACCGCATCTAGTTCATTTTATGGGACGCTGTACGCATTTATTGATGCCGGTGTGACAGTGACGGCTGATGTGCGCTTCGTTCGGTATGGCTCGGCGTTTCTGACAGCCGGAGCGGCTATGTTGGCGGATGTTGTCGCCAACGCATACAGCAAAGACCCCCTTGAGCGAACTTTTGTAAGCCCGGCCCGTGTGTGCGACTTTTCCAGACCGTTTGTTGAAACTGAATTTAGGAGGGCTGCATGAGGCTCGGAACTGTACAAAAGCAACCCGCAGAGCGTTTTAGCTACACCATCACTTACGAGGATGCGCTGACTGTCGGCGACAACATCGAAACAGCCTCGGCTGTTGTTGACCCGCCGGGTCTTGTCATCGACAACGTGGGTGTCTATGACCCCCGCGTGAAGCTATGGGTCAGCGGCGGAGCAAATGGCGCATCGTACAAGGTGACTGTCACTTGTGGTAGCGCCGAAGGCCGCGTGTTCCAGGATGAAATTGTGTTCAAAATCAAAGAGCTGTAACAATGCAAGACTTCAAAAACAATGCCTTTGGTGTCCTAAGCGCGTACATAGACGCATCAACAACTTCTATTGCGCTGGTTGACGCGTCAGGGTTTCCGTCACCTTCGGGCGGTAGTTTTTTCATGGCGACGCTGGTCGGTTTGAACACCAACGGGCAGGAAAATGCCTGGGAGGTTGTCAAATGCACCAGCCGAATCGGTAACACCCTGACGGTGCTGCGTGGACAAGACAATACGACCGCAGCAACTTGGCCCATCAGCACTAAGTTTGAACTGCGGTTAACCGCCAGTTTTGCAAACTTGCTGGATGACCACCTTGACAGCACAAGTAACCCGCATAGTGTGACCAAGGCGCAGGTTGGATTAAGTGAAGTTCCAAACCTCGCGTTCAGCGGCAGCAACACAGGTGATGAAACCAATGCCACCATAAAGACAAAGCTGGGTATCACCACCCTGAGCGGCACCAACACCGGCGATCAGATCATCCCCACCACGCTCCCTGCGTCTGACGTATCCGCCTGGGCAAAAGCCGCCACCAAGCCAAGTTACACCGCCGCTGAAGTGGGCGCACAGGCTACCCTCGTATCTGGCACAAACATCCGCACGGTCAACGGCAACAGCCTACTGGGCGCTGGCGACATCACCATACAAGGTGGCAAGCCAAGCATCACCGGTGACACCACTATCTACATCAGCC